CCAGCCCCAGCCCCAGCCCCAGCCCCAGCCAGAGTCTGATGACGTTCTTTTCGGAGACGCACCCGAACAGCGTACAAAAAATCCCAGGTATTATTAAATGGAACTCTCCGACTATCTTCGTGACCCCATGAGTGCCGCTTTAATTGCAGGTGGTATCACTGCTGGATACATTCACCTTAAGGCCTACCTCAACAATGAGGGAAAGCTCGAACTCAATAAATATACCAAACCCGCGGCTCTCAATGCGATCCTGGTATTTTTTATCGTCTCCGGTGGTATTGGACAAAAGGAGACTATTTCTACCGATCCTTTTTAAACTTAAAGATTAGATCATTAGACTAAGAAAATGGCTTCCGTTACTGCTTTTAACGATATGCTCAGCCAATTTCTTGTGGAATTGCACAAGACTTTTCCAGAGGAAAAGGGTATCAAGAAGATGCTGACTTCTTTCGATTTATTGAAGTCGACCAACCCACGTCTCGTCGTAGATGCGTTCATGAAAGGTGTGTCTCCGTACGCTAATAAGATATCCGTTAAGGATGATACCTTTCTTCTCAACGAGATGGATAATATCGAATTTCTCAGGGAACTAGATATCAAGTCCTACTGGGAGAAAATGACCGCCAATACCAAATCCGCTACGTGGCAGTATCTTCAGACGTTATATATGCTCGGTACGACTATTAACGCCATTCCAGAGGATACACTCTCTCAAATCGAAAAGATTGCCAAGGGTGTAGCAGATCAGATGCAAGATGGAAACGGAGACCTCGATCAGGATGCGCTCATGAAAATGATGGGAAGCATGCTTGGTAGTCTTCCTAAAAAATAAACCTCACCATATACTAAATGAAAGTCTGGTTTGAAGATCCCCAGCAGCTCATAAAGGCCGAAAAGGTTTCTCAATTTTGGCCGACCCGCGATCAAACACCAGAAGATCGTATCAACGCTGCTTCTCGTTTCGTGATTTATGCGTGTTGTATCATTTATCTCATTCGCCGCGACCTCAGGATCTTCGTCCTTGGTGCGATGGTTCTTGCCGTCATTTATGTTCTTTATCGGTCTAAGATGGTGAAGGAGACATTTGGTTCCACCTTAGAGGGTGCGACGTGTCAGATGCCTACACCAGACAATCCCATGGGTAACGTGCTCATCACGGATTTCACCGATGCTCCTAACAGGTTGGAAGCGTGTTATTATCCCACGGTAAAGTCTTTCGTGAATAGTTATACGAGCGACCGCATCCCCATGGACTCGGGACGCTCTAGATCACCTCTCCCCAAGTACATGCGAAACGCGGTGGATCGTCAGTTTGTCACGAATCCTGTGTCTAAGATTCCAGGTGATCAGACGGCGTTCGCGGAGTGGCTCTACGGTCCTAAGAATGGACCCATGTGCAGGAGTGATTCGAAGTATTGCGACCCCAACGCGCGCGGTGTTCAACTCGAAGCGTTCGCGGGTCTCGGTGGTGATGGGGATATCAGGGGTCCCCGAGGTGGAGGAAGCGTGCGAGGTGGTGGTGGAACATACAGTTAGATAAATATTCTCATGTAATAATAAATGGCATATCAACTCCAGCCAGGTCTTTCTATTGTCCAGAACACGGGTGCCCTCCCTCCAAATAAGGCGACTGATGAGGTTTTCGTGTATCCTCAACCCAGTACGCTCAACTGTGGTAGTTGCCGACCGAATACTATGCTTTATGGCACCGCTCCTTATATGGCGGGTAAGGGATCCCCAGCCCAATACATAGATACGAGTGACCAACTTCGCCCCCAATCCACGTCTCGTTTTAACAAGAATATCGTCCAGACCTACGAGCGCAATCTCTTCCCACTGACAAACATGGAATGTAAGCTTCCCCTTCGCACTATACGTTATGAGCCTTCAAGCACGCGCGCCGAGCTTCAGAATGGACTCTTTCAGCAAAGGTACGCTAATAAAAATGTCGGTAAGAAGTAAGAATGGCTGATCCCATTTCGCTCATGGCCGTGGCTGGTTTAATTTATGCTGGTCGAACTTTGAGTACTAAGTCTGTCCCCCCTCCCGTCGAAGAGGGTCCTCCACCGGTAGTCAAAGCTCCTATAGTAGAAGATGATTTCGGACCTACCGTGGATGTTTCCGGGAAGAGGGAGATGGAGAGTTTTGCGGACATCGCCGTGCAACAAAGAAGTGGTGGTCAGGAAATCCTGAATATGCGCAATCGTATGTATGATCAGGGTCGCATGAACAATCTTTCGCCCATCGAGAAGCAACTCGTGGGTCCAGGTCTCGGTGTTGGTGCCGACGTCCCCGCTGTCGGCGGCTATCAGCAGATGTTTCGTGTCAATCCCGTTAACGTCGGTGAATATAGACTCACGACTCTTCCAGGTAGGTCCGGTCATGCGCACGATGTCACCGGTGGTCGATCTGCCAAGGTGGGTGAACTGACCCACAACAAACCCGAGACGACCGCATTCCTTCCTTCTCGCCTTCCCACTATGCCTGGACGTGCTCAGGGTATGTCCGGCGTCGTTCCTCGTAACGAGCACGAGAGGACCAAGAGGACCACGAACCGTTCGGAGACTGGTCATCGCGCGGACGGTCTCGGCTTCAATGGCGCGAAGCGTTTCGTGTCTGCGCAGACCGTTTCCCAGGATCCCACGCGTTTCAAGAGTGATCGCAACGATGAACAATACAATTACATGAATCGTCCAGCACCTGGTATTCATAGCTATCACGGTGCCTATACGAACAGTGTCGCCGCGAACGTGACTGCAAAAACGAATGATGAGCTCATGAAATATGGGTTCAGACCCGAGGATCGTCGTGGAAAACCCAATCGCATGGGCAATGCGGGAAGAATGAACGTCAGGGAGAGTGCCCTCAAGCAAGGTGGTCGTCTCACGTCCGTGCGTTCCGACACCACGCGTATCGATGGTCGCATAAACGCCGCCAACGGTGGTTGGACGCAGCAATACCAGCAAAAGACCTTCCATAAGTTCAACGCATACAAGGGTAACGAAAATCCCAACTCTCGTAATCTGGATATCGCTAAGAAGCAGTTACATAACAACCCTCTGGCGCATTCCCTTTCTGCCTAATTTTGAAATACGACATAGATAAAAACAATCATTAAAATATTATACGCATATTTTAATGAAGGTGTATAACCTCTCTATCGATAGCGGCGAACATGCTGTCATCGTAGACGAGTATTCTAATACGTTCCAAGATCAGAATAACTATAGAGTGATTCTCGAAAATCCCATTTACGATGTTTCATCTATTAAACTCGTATCTGCTCGTATTCCCACGCCACAACTGACCACGTGTTTGACGAATACAACCTTCAGTGTAGACGGTAACGTGTTCACTCTCAATGAGACGAACTATTCCAATGGATACATCTTAGCTGAAGACTTGGAAGATATTTTAGCTCCGCCCGACTCGAATGTGAGTCTCGTGGTGTACGACGAGGAGACAAATACGCTTAATTTTTCCAACGTGGGCACATCGAACACGTTCACATTCGAGTTCTTTTCTGGTACGAACGGACACCAAAGTGTGGCTTCACCCGAGACCACACCACATCAAGTGCTCGGATTTGGGTCGAAAGATTACACGGGTCATTCGATCAAAAGTGGCGCTATTAATTTATACGGACCCAATTCTCTGATACTCAGACTCTCCGCGGGTTCGGAGCAGTTTAATCAGGATGTATATTCGTCGACACCTTTTTACACGGGACATTTACTCTTAGATGGTTCAGATTTCATCAATTTCAACGGTACAGATGATCAATTGATACACCACTTTCATTCTGGACCACAAAAAAGTATCCGAGATATTCGAATTGAATTCTTCTACATGAGTCATGGTCGCTTGATACCTTACGATTTCAGAAACCAGGATCACGTGCTCAAATTTGAAATCGTGTGTTCCACTGACAAACTCGAAGGACTTCCTAAAGTCCCGATTCCGGATGAAAATATCGAAGAGGATGAGGCACCCATAAGCATTCCCGAAGTAAAGGAGAATCTTTATAGATGGAAATGGGAAATTATCGGAATCGTGATAATTGGAATACTTCTCATGTTTTTCATGAGAAGACGACCAAAGTATCCGAGAACATCGGTTAGCGAGTGATAGCGTAGACGGGCTGCGCGGGCTTCTTGACCTGGCCGTTAATGCGGGTGATGATCAGGAAGACAATCACGGAGATGAGAGAGGTGAGCAGCGCGGTGAGAGCGTACTGCATACCACCATTCTTGGGCACCTTGATGATTTGGCTGATGGCCCACCGGATGAAATCCATCCAGGACATCGCGGCAGCGAAGGAGAAACCACCGACGATGGAGTTGAGGGTCTGAGTCTGAAGCTCCTGGGTGACAATATCGACAGTCTTGAGTGCGCTGGTAACGGCGGACATAGTGTATATGGTACACTGGGAAAATTATTCCGGTAGGAGTTCTTCTTTCTCGACAATTTTTTTAAATTTTTTCTTCTTTATAGTTTTAGATTTAGAAAAGAAATGTTCGTCGTCTGATGAATCTTCACTAGAGCTGGATTCCGTTTCATAAATTTTGAATTTAGTAGTCGAGAACGACCATGCCTCAGGCTCTGAGGTGCTCATTACTATTAATAGCATTTTTTAACATCTGTTCTGTCGGATTTTGGGGTTCCCACGAATTCCATCGATCGTATGCTTCATTCATCAGTAAAAACGTAGGATCGGAACCCGCGTATCTCTCGAATGGAGGACAATCCTCTTCGGATACGATGGGCATGTCTTCCTCCTCTTCTTCCTCTTCTTCGTAAATCTCGGGGAACAAAGACCCTACATCCTGACCGACGGTGTACATCGCGCAATATTTGATCGCATACTCCCAATCTTCTGGAAGGAGAGTGTCTCTTCCACAAGCTTTGGAATATTCGGCTGCGAGTACGGTGCTTCGTTCCATCACGGGTATTAAAAGGTTAGTCATGGTCTCGATGTATTGATCCATCATGGCATCTCCGGCATCACCGAAACCGGTTTGCATGTTCATCTTTAATGTCTCGTATCAAAAAGAGTTCGCGCAATTCCCTCACTCACACGAAGGATGTTATAGTTGAGAGCGTAGATACGGATTTGACGCTTAAAATCCGGACACGCCGTTAAACTTAGGTTTAGTATCTGATCTTTCACGAGACTAAAGTTAATTTGCCCCGTGGGATACCATTCTTCTGGTTGAAGGGCGAAACTGTACGAATAAAATCGACGAATCAGTTGCGTCTTCGAATGATGAATCGCCGCCTGAATCGCTTTGAGGAATATGACGTTACCTGTATCCCGTGTGATAATATCTTGGTCATCTAGTCTGAGAGTGAGGTAGTCAAGGTTTTCATAGAGTATGAACTTACCATCCTGAACATTGGAAGTATTGTCATAATCGAATATGGTGACAAAGTTTCCTTGTGAGACCCCATCTCCTGTGGTTCCTTGTCTCTGAATGACAAAGTACAACTCTTTGATTGGATTTGTAAAATCTAATTTAAATTTTCCCCGGTTGACACCCGCATCTACGTCGAACACATCCTGTTGAAGTTGTGTGATTAAGAAATCTGTGCACGTGTTCTTAATCTTAATACGCTCCGCGTTATCCAAAAACAAAACTTCGGCGCAAAGTTCAAACTCTTTTAGTTTCAGAGTCTCATCCAAATTTTGATACGATCCGTCACCTTTGATCACCAAATCTTGAACATTTCTCAACTTTAGTTCAATCTCTACCTCTTGTTTATATAAAGCACATAACGGCACACAGAGTTCGGGGTGTCGGTAAAAGTAAAAAGGAAGATCGACAAAGAAACTTTCATCCGAATCAATACCTAACGTATTATGAATCACGATACCAGAGTTACCTCCGCCCCCAGTCCTAACTTCACCCACAAGTCGATCAGATGTTCGAAGTGGATACTTACCTATGAGTTGCTCGAGGGCTTTTTGTTTTGTTTGTGTGACATTATGTTCCGAGTAAATCTGAAGGTAGTCACTCGTGAGACGTTGCACCACTTCGCCACCTATGATGAGATCCGCGTGTTCGATGAGTGCGTGTGCAACCGATTCGATATACATAGTCGTAGCAGTCATTATCTCCGGAAGTGTCATCTTCACACTCAATGTCTTCAGAAGATCACCTTGATTTTGGGGAATCTTGAATCGAACAATCTTGCCAAAATCTGCATCATTGTTTTCTGGTTTTATGTCGACATACTCCGAAGAAAAGTTGGAATGTTTTTTGAAACGTTCCACGAAATAACTGTAGTCTGGATCTACCGTGAAGAATCTCTCTTGGGGCCCGGAAGCCAAGAGTTGAACTTGTCCAGCCATTACTACTATATCCATCTAAAATTTTAATCCCGCTAAACCACTTTCTATGCGTAATATGTTGTAGTTCACGGCGTATACGCGTGTATCGTTATCGTACTCAACATTAATCGGATTAATTTCAATCGTGAAAAGTTTATGAGAGATGCGACTCATATTCACCTGCCCCGTGGGATATGGCATCTCCGGTTTGAGAGCGAATGAATACATCCCAAACTTTGACGGTCCGAGACGTCCGCTCACACCGTTAATCAGTTGTAGTGTCATGTCGAGTGACTCGGGTGCGTTGACGTAGTGTTTGAGTGCTTGTTCGTATACCAAAAAGAGACCGTCTCTGCTGAAGACAACTTCATTATTGAATCGAAGTTCGGCATTCACTATTTCGTTATAATAATTGGGAACCTTCGCCAGGGATGCGAGTTCATTATGGGACACGAAAAACATCTCCTTCACAGGATGTTGAAAGTTGAGCATCACCGAGCGCTTATTTTCGCCGGCTTTCATCTTAAACTTTGACATTTGCACTTGTGTGATGACATAATCGAGAGGACGAGACATGAGATATCCCCTCTCTTCGGGTGTCACGTAGACAAACTCCGTATCGATCGACAGCTTCTTAATGGTCGCCGTCGCATCAGAAGTCGTGTCCATATAATCGTCCGTGCTGATGTTTCGTACGAGCTGTTCGAGTGGTCGGGTCTTGATTCGTACCTCAACTATTTGTTTTGTCAGGGCACACGTGGGTATCGCCAAAGTCGAATGCCTGTAAAAATAAAAGGGAAGGTCGAGGAAATACGTGTACTCGTCTGCGTAACTCAAATAGTTTCCGTGTCCATTCAAGAAATACAGGGTCTGTTCGATGTCATCGTTCGTGTTGTGTAACTGTTGATGCATGTAAATGTATTCACCGGTGATACGCTGAATAGGTTGACCACCTATGAGAAGCTCGGCGTATTCGATGAGATGTGATATCACCGAAGGACACCATACCATATTGTTTTCGTTGTTATCATCGGGAATAGGATCGGTGAGTGTCACTTTGAGTGTCATGTTTCGAACGAGGTCGCCTTTGTCACCCGGTATTCTACACGTGATCGTTTGACCAAAGTCGACGTTTCCGTCGAACTGACTCTCCACAGAGTCAAAAGCAAACTTCGTGTGTCTCTTGAAGTTCATGAGAAAATACGAAAATTGTGGTTCACCTGTGAGCCATTCATCTTGAACTCCGGTGGCGGCGAGTCTCAGACGACCAGCCATTCCTAATGTATATGAGTAAAATTTTGCTAAATAAAACGAGACACTACATTAGAATGAACCTTCAGTTGAGGAAATTCAAGCCCGAGACGATTTCAGACGACAAGGTGTGTGTGTTCATAGGTAAGCGCAATACGGGTAAATCGACCCTCGTGAAAGATATCATGTTCCACAAGAGACATCTCCCAGCCGGAATCGTGTTATCGGGTACGGAAGAAGGAAACCATTTTTATTCCGAGTTCATTCCTGATCTCTTCATCTATGGTGACTACGATAGAGATGCGATAGAACGAGTGATGGCGAGACAACGAAAGTTGGTGGGGAACGGAAAGACAAATTGCGGAGCATTCATGTTATTGGACGATTGTATGTACGACTCAAAGTTTCTTAAGGACACGTGTATTCGACAGTGTTTCATGAATGGTCGTCACTGGAAAATCTTCTTTATGCTCACGATGCAATACGTGATGGATCTCCCGCCTGCACTTCGAGCGAACGTGGATTACGTATTCATACTCAGGGAAAACATCATACAAAACCGAGAGAAACTCTACAAATCATTCTTTGGTATATTTCCCTCCTTCGATATGTTCTGTAAAGTGATGGATGCTTGTACAGAAAACTACGAGTGTCTCGTGTTAGACAATACGGTGAAATCTAACAGGATACAGGATTGTGTGTTCTGGTACAAGGCGACCATCAGAAAAAACTTTAGGGTCGGAAGTCAAGACATATGGAGACTTCATAAGAAGATGTACAATCCCAAACATCTTCAGCAGAAAGAAGACGACGCCAAGAAAGCTACGAAAAAGACAAACCTCAAAATCACAAAGACGAAATGAGTGCGTCCCTCGAGTGTCTCAAAAACATGTGGGTATATTAAATGGCCTCAGTTCAAGTGAATACCATGAATCTCGCGGATGATGGTGACGGGATGGTTCCTCTCAACGATAATCCATCTGTGGCTTTTACACCCGAAAAAAATGTGAGTCAAAGTAAAGAGACGATGGATTCTACTCCCATTAACGATATTATGATGGAGCCCCCAATGATGACCGATGAACCCAGGATGCAGGGTATGATGCCCCAAATGACTGCTCCCCATCCTCAGGGCGCCTATCCCACCTCCCAAGCGACTACCCAACCCGAGAAGAAGAACCCCCTTAACCTCACCGACGAGCAGATGACCGCGCTCGTCGTGGCGGCGTGTACCGCCATCGCCGTGAGCAAGCCCGTGCAGGACCGCCTCGCGACTTCTATCCCCAAGTTCCTTAACGAGCAAGGGGGTAGGAGTATGATTGGTCTCGCCACCACTGGTGTTGTGGCGGCTGCCGTGTTCTACGTGGTGAAGGATTACATCGTCAAGCCCTGATTTGTCGTTTCCCAACCCATGTTGCTATAGATAGATGTATCGATACCCAAAAAATACGTCGCGAGGGCACCGGCTGTGAATGTCCCCACGAGCAAGGCACTCATTTTAAGTTTCTTGCTATTGGAAACATCCGATTCCTCGATCGCCTCCTTGGTGTCTTTAAACACATGATTGAAGGCGAGTGTAAACAAAAACGCGAATAGGGTAGAAGTCATAAAAAAGACGCGATCGACTGCGAGACGAGGAATACTCCCCACCATCAGACGAAGCATGTTGGGAATTATGAGCGTCATCCACGTGATGTTGACCCAATAATTCGCCGAAAGACTTGGGACAATGGACACTGCGTATATGACCACCCAATAGGCGATCGCCATGAGTAATACACCGAGTGGCGTCTTCATTTGATATGAACACAGATTATTTATCCTGGATGTGCTCTCCGCAGAAGTCCGTCTTGTTTGGAATTTTTTCGTAAATTCCGAGTCCTACACAAATGTCTCGAAGTTCTGTGTAATTGTTCCAAAATTCCTGACTGTGTTCATACTCATCGACTGTGCAGTGTGCCAACTCATGTATGAGCACGTGAAATATCTCATTGGGCTCTCCGTCGAGACACACGGCAATCTCACTACCTTTGTTCGTGTTGTATCCTACTGAACCATTCATTCGAGCGAAACCGGTGATGGGAATGCATCGTTTCAACATGTGAAATTTTTCATGATTCGTCTCATCGAGGTGTTCCCTGAGAATACGATACTTCTCTTTGACTTCTACTAATTTTGAAGGTTCTTTCGTCAAATGAAGTATCCATAGATTTACGATGAAAAGTATGAGAAAGGCTATCATTATCTATCATACACAAAGATAAATTTACTATAGAATTCCGATATTGGATTTCCGGTGAGCCCCTCCCAAAGTTGTAACCGAAACCCGAGATCTTCCAAGTGCGTGACGAGAAGATCTTTGTACGCCACCGGTTCTGACTTTGGACCATCCGCGTAATAAGGTGTATCTGTCAAGTGTACGAACAACTTCTCACCAAACCCACCATTCCCATGATCTTTGAGTTTAAAAAAGTTTCCAGCTTCATCCAGGTATGGCGTTTTGAAGATGATTTTTTCAGAGTCTGGAATGATACCTACGAGAAGCCCCCCTGGTTTTACGCGTTTCTTAATTTCCCGGATGGAACTCGTGAAGAGGGTTTTCGAGGCAAAGATGTAATGAAGTGAAAAGTTGAAACACACGATGTCGAACCTTCTGTTGGGACAATCGTGTATGTCACCCTCATAAAAATTGACCCGCATGTGCATATTCTTGGCACGCGACTTGGCTTCGACGAGTGCCGAGTGTTCTGGGTCACACATGTTTATGTTGACCCCACATCGATGCCATTTTTGAAGATCCCCACCGAACCCACATCCCACATCCAGGATGTGTTGTCCTTCACGCGCCACGGAATGTATGAGTGTCCGCTTGGCGTCGTTGTGGTTCTTACGAATCACTTCCATAGTCCATACTTTTATCACCTTTTTAAATCACTTAGGATCGCATTTGCCAATTGTCGTTGCCCAATCTTGAATCGGCCAGCATACGTGTAATTCTTTCTAAATTCATAACTGTTAAGAAATTCTACGATTCGATTCATATCTACATCTACATGTGGTATGAGACATAGGAGTTTTCCACCAAAATAGGATACAGTACCTCGGAAGGCAATTCTTTCACTTCTAGTCAAATTCCTCACATACACACATGGATGACCACCGTTTCGTTCAATTGTTTTGATGTTTCTTGGAGCACCCCATTCAAACCAATTATCCTCGTTGAATTTTCTAATTTTTCGATCCATTAATTGATTTTTATTTTTCATGAGATGTTCATCAATCTCTCGATTCCCCGTGGGAAAAGACGTTGTAAAAATAAACTTTTCTCGTTCCCCTTCATCAACCAATATTTCATAGTTACCAAATGGAACTTTATACACTTCATCTTTTCCAGAAACAAGTCCCACATAAACATTGAACACATTCGAAACGATATCACCACACATTGGGGTATCAGTGAATGTCATGATGCCATCTATAACATTGTAATACTTGAGACTATCATTGACTTCGACCCTTTCAGTAAATAAACCCTTTTCGTAACGAAAGACGACTACATCAACACTTGCTCGATCAAATAATTTTTCATCGTTTGGATACAGGAAGTGTGTGAATGAACCACATTTAACCATTTCCGATATGATCTTCGATGCACTCGTCAATTTTAAAAAGTCGGACGGAACGATAAAAATCAATTCACCATCATCATCCAAAAGATCGTAGCACTTTTTAATGAAATGAAGATATAAATTTCCATCCGATTTATGAACATAAGGTGGGTTTCCCACGATTGTTTTGAATGTAGTGTCGAACTGTTGGGACATGAAGTCATTATACACAATTTGTTGTTGAGACTTAATTGTGATACACGGTTTAATCGATGAATCAATTTCATAACATACCATTGGATATTCACTATCACTCTCTATAAACTTTTTCAAAAGATGCCCAGCACCGAATGATGGTTCAAGGAGAAGACTCCCCTTATGTTTTACCCGATCGAAAACATACTGTTGAAGTCCTTCATTAATCGTGAAGAACTGTCCCAACTCCTTGCTCATTATGTACCAAACTTTCATAAACTTTAAGCGGTTCAGCCCACTTTTCCATGAGTTCAAGCATCTTCTTCTTCATGAGATTTCGATACTCCTCATTCGTTCGGGAAACCTTGGAAGATGGCCACGTAATCTGGATACCATTGGATGGATTTATCCTGATATGTTCCTCAGGAATTTCATCAAAGTTTCCAACCCAAACGCGGTTAGTCTCTTTTGTAATGATAATTAGACCATACTTCCTTAGTTCCTGATCCAAAGGTGTATTTACCAGCGTCCTGGCGATATCAACAGTAGTGTGACATCTCGAAGCATTGAACACGTACTTAACAAAACTTGTCGAACCGACGAGATTATTGGCTTGTGTAGGTCGATCCTCGACAACCTTAATGTTGATCGGTAAATCACCCAACCACACATCCCCAATGTCCCTATTAACCCCTCTTCGCACACCCATGAAAGTGCGTGTGAGGTACTCTGAGATGACACCCTCGTCTAGTCGGCTATTGTCGCGACCATCTGAATTTTCTGTGTGGAGTGCGAATGTTTGAGAGGAGAGACCCTCTTCTATGATTGAATAGACAGTCTCAAAATCATTCACGAAGCACAAGAGTTCCAAATACGTACCACTGAAAATCCTCATTTCTTAGTGCGCGTTTTGTGCTTTTAAGTCGGTTACTTAGGTTTTCAGAGCTTAAAGTTTTGAAGCGTCGAGTGTCTATAATGTCTCTCGAGACCGATTACACTACCGTCCCCGGTCAGATTTTCGCGTGCCTCTCTATCATCGGACCCGAGGCGCCACAGAAGAACGATAAGTTCGGTATCAAGATTCGTGGTGCGTTCGCGACCCGTGACGAGGCGGCCAATCACGCTAAGCGTCTTCAGAGGGAGGATCCCACCTTCGACATCTACGTCGTCGACATGTACAAATGGCTTCTCATTCCTCCCGATCCCACGAAGATTGAGGATGTTCACTATTCAAATGAGAAGCTCGAGGAGATCATGACTGGATACAAAGAGAATCAGGCACAGGCCGCGCGCATGTTCCGGGAGCGCAAGGAGGCGATGATGAATGCCAACTCGATCACTCCCGGTGATGAGAACTCTAAGTTTTATACCAAGCCCGATGAGGCGCCCATTTCTCACCCTGCCGAGGTTCTGGAGCGTCTCAAGAAGGAGAAGCCCGACATGCCCATGGAGGAGCTCGTCAAGGAGGCGGACGCGTTCGTCGCCGCGGAGGTTGAAGAACGTCGTAAGCGGCGCGAGGCCGAGGCGGCCGCTTCGACTGATGGTAAGATGGAGGAGATTAAAGAGGATGGTGAACCCGAGGTTTCTTCAGCGTAAATAATATTCACATACAATAAACAAAATGATCAAGATTATCGTGACGATAATTTTGGTGAGTGCTTTCTTTATTTTGTTTTTTAATCCAACTCTCGATGTAAAAAACAAAAAAGTTTCTGAAGCTTCGACCACTGCGGGTTTCATAGAAGATACGGATGATGCATTTATCATCCCGAGGTATCCAGCTCAGCTCATAAAGCGAGATACTACGGGTAAAATTAAGCCTATATATGGAGACACGGGTACTTTTGTGCCTTACTCAAGTATATCTGAGGATCACTGGTTGCATGGTTTTCCCCATAAAAAAGCCTAGAAGAAATACGGCAAACGCAATGATCCACGTCGATTTGTCTACTTTTTCGAATAAATCAAACGTATCCCTTTGGGGTGTGGGTGGGGGAGGTGTGTGATACTCCATGTAATACGGAGGAGGGTGATGCTCCTCTTCCTCCTTTTCGACTGTGGGATTGTATTCGATGGGGTTTCCTATGTCGGTTTCCATTTTCTAATTGTAGCGGTGTTTTTTTTAAGCGCCTTCTTCCTCACTTTCACTCTCATCGTCGACGATGAAATCCTTGAGATTCCCGTTTTCATCGGCGTCACTGTCATCCTCCTCTTCACTCTCATCAGAGTAACATTCTTCCTCTGTGTCGAGTTCCGAATCAAAATCAGTATCGTGTTCATCGGTAGAGTAATCGTCCACGAGATCCTGCTCCGTGGGCTGGAAAAGCTCGGGTTTCTTTATCTTGCGTCCTGATCGAGTAATCATTTGGTATAAAGGGTTACTTTTGTTTAAGTAGTTTTACGACGTTCATGTGTAAAGCATGTGTTCTGGACGTATTCTTTTTGCATTTAGGACACGTTTGTTTGATCGTATTTCCATCAATCACGTAAGACATGACCACATCCTCGTGGAGTCCCCTGATCGTTTCACAATACGTAGTTGTCGTGAGCGCCACGTACTTGTTTCCTTCTCTACGAATACTCACCACCTGCGTGTCTTCTGGAGCGTTCATATTCTTTCGAATGAAAGCTTCGATATGGGGTTTCACGTCCGTTTGATTCACCGCCGGCTTCTCGACAAACTTTTTAATCTCGGGACACTTCCTGAGTTCCTCTTTCCTGGGGTACAAGTGATCCACGATACTAGGAGTCAATTGATGTCTTCGACCGCAAAAGTCTTTGCAGAACCCATCGCGTCGCCCCCTGAGTGTTTCGCAGAGACAGAAACACTTTTGAAGGATCGTGTGTCCGCTGATGATGAACCACACGTGATTGGATCCGTGTTCCCGTTTGAGATTTTCACAATATTTAGAGTTGGTCGAGACTAGGTACGTGTCCTTCTTCTTAAAAAGTTTAGACACGTGCGCGGTCCCCTGCCCTTCCATATTTTTTCGAATAAAGTCTTCAATCATACCTTTTACCTTTTCGTTATGTATCTCATCTTTCGTTTGTTCCTTCGTGAACGTCCCCTCTTTGATTTTGGTCGACGGAGGATCCACGTGCGTCACCTGGGGTTCGTTCGTTCGAACGACCGCCATCTTGAGGATATCGAGACACGGTTCCTGACTGACGTTCAAAATTGCACTCAGAGGTGGACCTGGTTTGTACACGAAGAGTGGAAGATACGCAACCTGATCCACCTTTCCCTTTTCACAGGCCTCACACCCTTGACCACCACACGCATCATGTTTTACTCTCTTGTACGACCAAGGCATTCGAAATCCACTTCCTTTCGTCTTCCTGTCCGCGTTTCCATAGACAGATGCATCTATGATTTCGTTCCAATCCGTCCCATTTTTCGACATGGAAAGTGCCAAAAGGATGTGGTCTCGGAGAGCCACCGCAGAATCTTGATCCACGACAAACCCCGGCCAGTTCAAATGAACACCCGTCTTCGTGAGGTCACCACTTTTTTTTGGTGGCGCCACGGATATGAGACACTCGCGACCGCCATGTCGTTTCACCTTGTCGCATATGATTTTACAGATGTCCTTAATTTGGTCGAGCGTGAGTGCTTCTTCATCCTTGTAATCGATATCCACAAAGAAGTTGTACTTTTCACTCTTCTGTTCGACGACGTAAAGACGTTCCCCGCGTTTCACCGCTTCCACGTACTTTTCGTGAAACTCGTTCAATTTATCAAATGGCACGGAGAGGACACCACCGTCCATGAGCACATGTGATAGATTGGCTGCATGAGTAAATTTTTGAGACGCACACCAACTCTTAAACATACTTTGGTTACGCCTTTATTCTCTAAACCAACGCATGGTCGAGACATCCGGAAATTCTTTACCCTGAGAAAGTTCCTTCTTTATAGTTAAAAGTTCATAGACTGTTTTGACTTCGTTTTCCTTAATCCATTCGTCAATTTCTTCTTGGCATAAACCACGGTTTTTTTCAAGAAGTTCACCGATCTGACGTAAAATAAAAGCCTTCGACTTCATTATTTAATAGAGAAGGTTTTTCTATTCAAAGAACTTATACACGCATAAAAATGTGGATTTTTCAAGACGTTGTCCACGATGAGTTTCCATCGCTTGCGTGCATTAAATTCTTCGAGGGTATCATAACTCATGAAATCGTTTTCATCGTACGTTTTTCTGATGGGTTGTTTCATGAGTTTTTTCATGTTTGTTTTGTGTTTCTCTTCGTAAAACTTCTTGACTTGGTGTTGCTGTTCGAATCTCGAAAAGTTGACGAAAAAGATAAAGACGTTATATTCGAGATCCACCGTGGGACTTTCTTTGACTGTAAATTTAAATTCTGTATATTCACCTTGCTTAAGGGAAACCACACCTCGAGTCTCCTCCTCGAGTTCTCTGAGAGCCGTGCGTAAAGGATTGAATATTTCACGGCGGCGACACCCACCCGTGACAAAAATCCATTCCTTGTACCGCCAATCCCTCACCGTGAGAAATCTCGGTTTCCCGTCAGCGAAGCTAACCGGGACCGCTATCGCCTTGTATTTTTTCATTGCGCATTCGCAAGTTATAATAAGGTGATATGTTTATTCTTCCTTCTTTTGCTCGGGCTCGGGCTCGGGCTCGGGCTTGGGCTCAGGCTTGGGCTCTGGAGCCATGGGGGGAGCGGTGAGATGCTTCACGACCTGGGTGGAGAAAGACCTGAACGAGTTCATCTCCTCCTTGGTCTTGTTGAGTTCACGGAATAGGAAGATGATACCGATGGCACACACGATCGTGGCGACCATCATGAGCGTGTCACGGTTGACGGGAATCATTTATACTTGAAAATATCTTTTTTCTTTTAAGCAATCGCACCCATCATGGGTTTACCAGCTATAGGACACTCGTAGGGCGACTGAGCGAATTGGACGGCTTCGTAATGCGCGTGTTCACACGATTTGTTTGGGGAAGGGGATGCCTGTGGCTGCCCGACAAACTTTTCGAGTGTCCTGGAGTTAGGATTGTACGTCAATACAAAAACGATGGCGAGGAGAAATAACACTTTCCACATGTACTATTTAGTTAGAATATAAAAGACCACCCATACCATTCTCGATGCGAAGTACGTTGTAGTTCACGGCGTACACGTCCTTCTCGCAGTTCGCGGTATCGTTGACGATACGAGCCGAATCGAGGCGAGAAAAGTTGAGGGAACCGGTGGGTTGGAGCTTCGAAACATCGAGGCAGAAGGGGTAGAAGAAGAGCTTCTTGGCGGTGGACGAGTCACCGTTGGAGGAGTGGTAGTAGAGGGGCACGGTGGTAAAGTGGGGATCGGCGAACTTGTAGTCAGCCACATCGGTACCGTTGATCTGGAGCTTGAGCTTGTTGCTGTCGCCGAGGATGGCGAGGTTGGAAGCATCCGCGGAGGCGATGTACTTCACGGGGTGGTTGAAATTCATCTCCTGAATCTTGGAACCCGAAGCGATCGCCTTCTGGACCTGGGTCATGATCATGTTCTGGGGCGAACCGGCGAACATCTCACGCTCCTGGGTATCGAGGTAGGCGTAGTTGGCGTACACGTCCCACTTATCATCCCGCGCGTGGGTCCCCCAGGTGATGCGCAATTCGACATCGTGGTACTGGAGGGAGATGAGGGGAAGAGCGGATTGCCAGTTCTCGCAAAAGGAGAAGCGAAGGGGGTAGAACCGAGAGTTACCGGCACCGCCGAAGAGGTTACCGGAGATGGACTTGGCGGAGGAGGTGGCCGAGAGGGCGGGAGCGATCAGAGTGGAGAAGATAGAATCCTGCTCATCAATGACTTGGCCGCCCACGAGAAGCTCCACCTTGGAAATTTTGGTGCGCCAATCCGCGGCGCTGTAAGCGGTCGTTTGAGTTCCAGTGTTGGGAACGATGTAGACGTAGCCGAGCATGTCACCCTTGCGCTCGAAGCGGATGGTAGACATACCGTTGTTCGAGACGTTGCCTTGGATGACCTGACGCTCGACAGTTTGGGAAAAATTCGTATGACGTTTGTACGTCGACCTAAAAAAGCTGACTTCGGGCTGACCGACGAGGTGCACATCCTGAGCACCTACGGCGACGAGTTGGGCGATACCACCAGACATTTTATATTATATGGAGAGTTTATTTTTAAGCTGGGGAAATCGTAGATTTCTTCTGGTTAGATACGGAGCAATCGACTTCGTCGATTGGAACTTTTTACAAATCGGGACACAATTTGTAAGAAGTTTTTGTTTTTCATGTTTGTTGATTAAAAATTATGTACCAATGTCATTTTTATTTGGAATTTCCCAATTCACTATAGTTTCATCAGTATACGTAGACGGAAGATTTCTTAGAACGTTACGATATACACGCCAAGATTCTTTCGTATCATCACTTAAATCATTGTCATTCACTTGTGTCCAATCCGATTCGTTTAGGGCTTTATTTCTAGCTTCTCTCATATTTCTCCACGACGAATCAATTCTTACCCATTGAATGTCTTCTTCTGGTGGTCGAGTTGCAGGGTAGTCGAGAGGGATGTACTTTGAATATAGTGTGGTCTCTGTATAATTATTCTGTTCTTCGTTAGAAAGTTGAGCATATGCGTCATGCCATAATAGGTTTGAATTTTCATTATTTGAATAGTAGATGTATGCTTTATATTTTGACTTATCTTCTACAGATAAAATGTCATATTCATCTTGGTGTATATCATCTTCATAAAACGTAACCATATATCTTTATATGGTATTTTTTTCTTTAATACTATGAGATATTGGATATGCGCTAATATATCCGATAAAAGATATTTAGGTTTACAATTAACCTAATTCATAATTAAGATAAATTATCAGAATTTCCAAATTCTGATTATTTAGAAAATTTTCGTATAAATAGAATCTAGCCTCACTTTTAATTCTCATTCTTTGGTACGCCGAAGTTTCAACTTTCGGGGACTACTACGGTAGCCTCCTCCTGACATGGTATTACGATACCCAGCTCAAAAATCAGACGTGCGCGCCGCCCCCTAGTAAGTGAACGTATATCGCAAAATCGTTATAGTTGCTAGGAAGGTTTACAATAGTGAATGTTACTGAATTTACAGTAGTTGATAATTGAATATACGAATCACTTCCAGCTAAAGTACTATAGTAAGTACCATTAAATGTATTTTTGTTAAACAAGTACGTTCGTGTTATATTAGCATCGTAAAAACCTATTTGACAAAATGTTAAAAGATATATTCCATTAACGGGGAAAGTATATGTGAGAGCAGTTCCACCGTGGGCAGTATTAGCATTACCTCTTGCAACTATGGTAAAGTTTACATGAAGTTTAGTACTCGGACTCACCGTCCCTATACCGACGTTCCCGTTATTCGTAATAATCATCCTCGTATCGGATGCCGCTGTGCTAACGGGGTTCGTATCGTCGATTTCGTCATTACAAAACTTTAAATCACCGCGTCCGTTCACTAAGT